ACCTGCATTTTTTCTAAAAGATTTTGATTGATCTGCGGCTAGTTCAGTAGAATGAGGAGTATAATATTTTCCTTCATAAGTATTAACTGACCATTGTTTCCAATAGAAAGGAGAAATATCTCCGTAAAGTTTATTTAATCTATTAAGTCCATATGATTCATGTTCAACTCCTTGATCATCCACCATATAAACATTATCAACCATGGCTGATCCAATGACAACATTATCACTATTAATTTTTGCAAAATGAGCCATAATAATTAAGCAATTCGGTAACGAATAACCACTCTGCCTGATCCGGCATTTAGTGCCATCTCTCCTCCTCCAGTATTAGTTACTGGGGTTGGAGCAGGGAGTCCTCCTGGATATCCTCCGGCACCTTCACTATAAGTTACTGCTGATCCTGAAATTGAATTTGATGTTCCCGCTCCTCCGGCACCTCCGGTTCCTCCTGAGTTTCCTCCGGCCCCTGAAGCGCCCCCTCCGCCTCCGGATCTTCCTAAAGCAGGGCCTTGGTGTCCATATCCGCCATTATTTCCTTGAGAAGGAGAAACAGGAGGGGTATTTCCTGTACCCCCACTTCCTTGAGAATCTCCGCCACCCCCGGAACCTCCTGGGGCTCCAGGTTTAGTATAATTCCATGATCCTCCACAGCCCCCACCTTGTGCGGTTAGAGATAATGCGCTTGAATTACCTCCGCTAGCAGCTGGTTGACTTCCAGTCGGGGAATAAGTTCCTCCGGCTCCAACTACTACTGGATAAGTTTGTACTGAAACTGATTGATCGTAAGCTCCATTCGTTCGGTAGCCTCCTCCAGCGCCGCCCGATTCATGTCCAATTCCTCCAGCGCCGCCTCCGGCAACAATTAAATATTCAACTTTACTTCCATAAGTACCATCTGCGCCTAATGCGCTAACAATAAAATTAGCATCACTATCAAATACGTGAGTTTTTGTAGTAGGTTGAGTAGTGACAGTACCGCCCGTAGCAGTCATACCAAAAACTCCTGAACCTCCTGATCCGAACCCTAAAATTCGATAACCAAATGACATTTTTCTTTCCTCCTATTATGCGTCGTTCGCAGCATCTGTAGTGAAAAATAATTTAATTCCTAACAATCTTGCATCGCCAGTAAAAGTATCACTACCATCGGCTGCGTCTCTATAAACTTGAAAAAATGTATAATCATTATCCGCTGGAGATCCTGCAATTGTTATTGCACCACTTTCACCGGTAACTTGTACATCTTCTACCGTTCCTATTCCAGCATCTGTAACTTCTGCAGCTGTTCCAAAAGCTACGTCCGCAGTATCACTATCACTGCAACTCACACCTTGAAGACCAAAAATACAGTCTCCTGTGTTTGTAGTACTTGGAGTCCACCACGCTTGAAATGTAACGGTTCCTAAATTCCATGATTTTGGCATCGCAATAGCAAACTGTGCATATTCGGCCGTGCTTGCATCAAAATCTAAAACTTTTAAATCTGGTCTTGTTGCTGTTGTCTCAACTTGTTGAGCATCAGCACCATTTGTGTCACTACCATACATAGCAGATGCGGGAATAAAAATAGTTTCTTTACCTGCAATTTTAATTGCACCGGTTGCATCAGCTCCATCAACAGCTTTAGCGACGCCTGTTCCATTTGGAGCAATTGTAATATCTCCATCGGCTGCGTCTGTTATTGTAATCGTTCCTGAACTGGAACCTTCATTCGTTGATAAAATTAAATCATGAGCCCCTTTAGAACTAATAGTAGCATTAGCTGAGGATGTACCTACAGTAATAACTCCACTTCCAGCAGGTTTTAATTGAAGGTTAACATTGGTTTCACCATTAGCTGCAATAATTGGTCCAGCTGTGCCGGTTGCTGCATTCGTAATTTTAACTTCATTGACCGCTGAACTCACAACACCAAATGTTATTAATTCATTAGCATTACTATCAGCGATGTATTGACCATCAGTAAAACTAATAGCAACATCTTTTGATGCATCAATAATATCTGTTCCATTGTGGTAACAGAATGTTGTTACTGGTGCGCTTGATTTATTTTGAGGAAGAGCTCTTAAAACTACTCCAGTTTGTGAAGTAACTTTAAAAGTTAATGAATAATTAGATCCACTTCTATTTGTTTTATCAACAACTAAATAACCTTTTTCAATATTAGCTGCTGGTGAACCTGCTTGTGCTGGAACATTTACAACTCTATTTCCTGCTAACGTTCCTGTAAATTCTAAAATATAATTTCTTGCATTGGAGCTTGATCCACTTGACATAGCAAGTGTGACGTCATCTGATGCCACATCAATTGCAATGTATCCCCATGTTTCTGCAATTAAATCTAAATTGGTGTTAGTTTTCGTACCCCATGTACCGGCATTTTCACCAGTTGCCTGTAATTCAATACCTAAATTATTATATGTCGAAGCCATTTATTTTTTTCTCCTACGGTGTATCAACATCACTATACGTGACATTTGACCCGGTTGCAATACTTGAATACGATATATTCGTTCCCGTGTCAATATCTGCAAATGCTATTATTCCACCACCAGAAGCGGTTGTCAAATCAGCTACTGAAGCGGTTGCCGATACTCCAGTTAGTCCCATCGTCATTGCTGTTGGACTAATTGAGCCCACACTAGCTGTTGAAGATACTCCTGTCAAGCCTATACTCATAGCTGCAGGGGTAATAGAACCTACACTTGCTGTCGCAGAAACTCCCGTAACATCAATTAATTCAATAGATGTAATTGTAATATCTCCAATCGATGTTGTTGCTTCAACACCATCAGGAAAACAAATCCATGCAAAACCAAATGATCCAACGGAAGCAGTGGCTGCAAGGCCACCTAAACCTTGAACATGATCCGCACCATTATTAATTGATAAAGAACCTAAAGAAACAGTTGAACTAACTCCGGTTGGAGTTTGAGTGCTTGATCTAGTTTCAGTAACCGTACCTAGTGAAGCAGTTGCTGAAACTCCTGTTGCATCAACTCCAAGAGCATAATTTATAGTGAACGATTGCCATGCTCCCTGACCATAAGCATTTTCACCCCATGCGTTTGGACCACTTAGGGCTTCCATTTCTAGTCCGGTTAAACTTGCATAAACCGTATCAATACCCCAAGATGCATCACCCCAGGTATCATGACCCCAACCTTCTGCATTAAAAGCTGCAACAGATCCGACGGAAGCAGTTGCTGCTAATCCAGTTAGATTTACTGATGGATTATAATTGTCGCCCCATGGTTCACTACCCCATGTAGAACGTCCCCATCCTTGATTTGAAAATCCTGAAACACTTCCAACAGAAATAGTTGCTGCTACACCGCTAGGTGAAGCAGACATATTATCTTGTTCGCCCCAAAGACCTTGTCCCCAGGTTGTTCCGGCTCTATTCCAAGTGTTAGCCATAAGGAGTTCCTCCTTATGCTATTCTTAGTATAGCGTCCGAAGCGTCAGCTGTTGGGAATTGAATTGTGAAAGTTCCACTAGAAACTGTTTTATCTCCACCAAAAGCAATGGCACAGACAGAATCAGTTGTTGAAGATCCTGTTCCAGTTGTTGTGTTGTAAATTAAACACCCATTGGCAGTAAAAGAAGCACTTGTCCACGATACATCTGCAAAATCACAATACGCTGTCGTTCCACTTGACGTTGGAGTAACACTTGTTAGTGATGCTCCTCCAGCCGTGTAAGCTGTACCAGATGTGTTGGTAATTTCATTAGATGTAGAGTAAGCTGTAGTTGATGCTCCAAGAGTTGCAGAACTTGTAAACAATGCAATTTTGAATGTATCACCAGTAGACGCTGTGAAATTGTGTTCGCCTTTCAAAAGCTCTACTTTAAATGATGTACAAACTGCTGATGTTATAGCCATAATTTACTCCTTGTTATTGAGGTGGAGACTCAATTGGTATACGAACTGTTCCATCCGTATAGTCATCTCTTCGTCTTCTACCTATTTGCATTGCTGCAAATTTCTCTATCTCCTGTTTATACTTGTTTTCGTAAAGTGTCAACATGTCCATTGGGCCTTTTAAGAAGCCATAGGTCTCAGCCAAACACGCATATAAAAGCCCTTGAGGGAAGTTCAAACTTATATAATTCGTCTGATTGCCGGATTCTAAAGTATTAGGCATTAGATTATAATGAATTTGAAAAGCATATGTAGCATCTGGTGTAGGAGCTATCATAAATCTACCAGACGTCGTATCACTTAATCCAGTGGCTCCTCCAAAATGAGCATAATATTTAGGAGTTCCTTTACTAGTATTTGCGGGAATATATTCATTTAAAAATGTTTGATCTCTTTTTAAAAGCCAAGTGTTATCTCCCGTAATTGTTCCATCAGTAGCTGT